GAGGTTCTAGATTATACGGACAATTGCAAGAATTAAGATTTTGGAGTTCTAGTTTAAACATAGCACCATTTTCAAATCATACAAAAGCTCCTGGAGCGTATGATGGTAATGTCGACACATATGAAGAATTAGTAGCAAGATTTCCATTAAATGAAAAAGTTAATCATTCTGTAACGTCTAGTTTACAAGGTGTTGAACCAAACTATTCTAGAATATCTGCTTCGTTTAATAGTTGGTCTACTGCTGAGCCATATAATTCTCAAGAAGAAACATATTATTATGATGCTATTTCTGTAGGAAATGATACTTTAGATGATAATAAAATTAGATTAGAAGATAATAAATTAATAAGTACATTATCTCCGGATAGTAGAGCAGAACAAAGTCAATACGACAAAGCTCCTTTAGATTCAGCAAAGTTAGGAATATTTTATTCTCCGCAGACAATGATTAATGAAGATATTATTGCTCAATTAGGATTTGTAGATTTAGAAGATTATATTGGAGATCCTGCAGATCAAGATTCTAGATCATATCCAGCTTTAGAAAAATTTTCTGAAACATATTGGAAAAAATATTCAGATAAAAATAATATTAATGAATTTTTACGTATATTTAGTTTATTTGATTTATCATTCTTTTCACAAATTGAACAGTTATTACCAGCAAGAGTTGAAAAAATAACTGGATTATTAATACAACCAAATTTATTAGAACGAAGTAAAGATAGTACAAATACAGGATATATTGAAAAGTTTAATGAAACATATAATACTACTTTAATTGTTTCAACTGATACAAAAAATATAACGTCATCATATCATGTTATCGATTCAGATTTAATTATAAACTCTGAAACTGCATCTGTTATAAGTGCAGAAAATATTGATAATTATACTGGATTTTTAACTAGTAGTACTTCATATACATCAACACCATATTCATATGATATAGTTTATCGTTATAATGGTGCATGGGTAACAGGATCAACTCCATATTGGACTTCTGAAGCAACTCTTCCGACTATCACCGGATCAAGAATATCTGAAATATTTAAAACAATGATTAAATCTTCTAGTATTAGTATGGAAGGATATGGTTCTAGCACATATGGATCTTCTACATATGGTAGTGATGCAAGTTCTGGAGTTATAAGATATTTTAATTTAACTAGTTCATTTGCAGAAGTACAAGATTTTTTACCAATTGGAACTGAGAATCATAGATATAATGGATGTAAATTAATAGGTAAAGATTTTAATATAGAGCCATCTAGATTTACTGGAGATTTTAAAACAGTTGATGGCGGACCTGTAGTAGAATTCACAGATGTTAATTCAAATCAAATAACGATTAGTACTCCAAGTAATGAAGGTAATTTTGTAGTAGAAAAGATACGAGAAAGAAAACAACGAAAGAAAAAACGAAAATCTGGAGAAGAACCAGAAGAGTTTTTTAAGTAAAAAATAACAAAAATTTTATATGATAATATTTATTAAAAATAAAAGGTACATACAATGGGATATTTAAATAATAGTACAATTACAGTAGATGCTATTTTAACTAAAAAAGGAAGAGAGTTATTAGCAGCTGGTAGTTCTGACTTTAATATTACTCAGTTTGCATTAGGCGACGATGAAGTTGATTATGGATTATGGAATATTAATCATCCATTAGGATCAAGTTACTATGGAGTATTGATAGAAAATATGCCATTAGTAGAAGCAATACCTGATGAAACTCAAGCATTAAAATATAAATTAGTTACATTACCAAAACAATCAACAAGAATACCAGTAATAACAGTTGGAAATCCTTCGATTACATTACAGTCGGCTGGAGATACTGCAGTTATAACTCCAAATACAAGTAATTTTGCTTCTGGAAATTCGACTTTTGGATATACTGCTATTTTAGCAGATAATACAATTGCAGACATTAGCGTTGTTCAACCATTAGCTAATCCAGGTACGTTACCAACTACCCCAACATTAATTGGTAATAGCACAGACGCACAAAGTGTTGCAGTAGCAGGATTTGCATTTCAAATTACTGCAAAGAATTTATTAGAAGATAAAACAACGACAGTTAGTATTATCGCAAATGAAACTGGTGGAAGTACTACAGTTAATGTAACTGTTAATAAACAAACAATTGCTAGCAATGTAGCAACTAGTAATGTTAGTTTTTAAAACATAGAGTTAAAAAAATGAAAATAATTGAAAATTTAAAAAAATTACCAAATCAAAAACAAACTGCAGAAAATGCGCCACAAGGAATACAACCAGCAGCCGGACCACCTGCTACAACTACGGTTAATGTTTCTGGGCAGACATATTCTAGATTTAATACTAGTGAAGATGTTGTAAATCAACAAAAAGAATTAGTAACAGCTGGATTATGGAGTGGAGGCACTGGTACATTAACTACATTTTTTACATCTTCTGTACAAACAGTATCACAAAAAAGACATTATATCGATGTTTTAAACGCAGCACCGGATGTTGAAACTAGAGCAACTCAATTTGCGTTAGCATTTGGTCACGCAGAAGGAAGTGGATCTTCTAAATTAGGAACTTTGGAAAGTCCTGCATCTCAAGCAGTATATTCTCAATACAAACAACTATTATTAAATAAAACATCTAATAGGTTTGTTACAGCTGGATCAGGTAGTACTGATTATATTTATGCTGTAAATATTGAAAGAGCTAGACAAAAAGAAAATATAGATTTTGGTAATTGGGAAATTCCATTACAAAATGTAACAGCACATAGTTCAAATGCATCTGGTAGTGTTACAGTTGGAACATCTAGAATTACATTAATAGATGATTCATCTATTATTCCAGGCGGAACGACTACAGAATCTGGAGTTGTATATAATATAGTATCAGGAAGTGTTGATAATGGAGTACATAACTCAACAAATCCTGTTTATTATGGATTATTTTATCCATTGCATGGAGTAATGATTTTAGACGGAAAAATGTTAGATCAACAATTAGGATTTCAAACTAATTTATCTGCATCAAATTCTGCTACTGCCGAAGGAAATAATCATTTTTTATTATTTAACTCAATATCAGGATCAGCTGCTGCTGCTGGTGGAAATGTTGGATTTGAAGCAAGAAATGAGCAAGAAATTACAAGTACTCATTATTTTGTAAGAGTTAAAAATGGAAGTTTTAATTTTTCAAATAATCCATCTTTCGTAACTGGATCTGCAGGAGATTTAAAAAATTCATCATTTGTTGGAAATCCAAAGTCGTATATAACAACGGTTGGATTATATAATGATTCAAATCAATTATTAGCTGTAGCTAAATTAAGTAAGCCGTTATTAAAATCATTTTCTAGAGAAGCGTTATTACGTGTGAAATTAGATTTTTAAAAAACATCATTGAATTTAAGCCCGTTATATTTATATTAAAGATATAACGGGTTTTTACTAGTATGAGCAATCAAAATTCAGACATAACTACATATTACGGTGCCCCACCTACAGTATTAAAAAAGATCGATCCAACTGATTATAAAGTTAATCTATTTGAAGCTAATAAAACTTTTTCATTTACATCTGCTTCTGCTGAATCTAATAATTTTTTACCATTATTAGGAATTTATCAAAAAATATTGCCAAATGTTTCAGCTTCATCATTTACATCTCCATTAAATTCAGATGGATCCTATCAATTTCAAACATATTATTCGATTAATCATTTATTCTATCAATATAAAAATGAACCTACAAAAACGTATGGTCCAACTGATTTAAACAAAATATCAAAATTTTTATATCAATCTGCATCTGTTTTTAGTATACCACAAATTAAATTTGGAGAAGGAATAAAACCTGATTCATTTACTTATGTTTCTAGTTCTGGATTAACATTAAATTCAGATCGATTTGGTAATATATTTGATACCTCAATTAATACTGGATCGTTTCCTTTAAATGAAATATTTTATGAAGGATTCAATGAATATTTTGATTTAACAAAAATTTCATATACAAATTATAATAATTTAAAATTTGAAAATGGTGTATCTACAACTACGGGTCAACAATTACCAATTGGATTATCAGCTAGATTTACAGGATCTAGTTATATTGAAACAAATTTAAATGGATATTATGATAGAGATCATGATTATTCTATATCATTTTATATAAAACCAAATTCTTCACAATTTGGAAATGGACAATTAATATTAGGTAAAACAACAATTGTTAGTAGTCAACAATATCCATTTAAAATCGAATTATCAGGATCTGGTAATTTAAAATTTACAACACAAGGATCTGAAAATTTAATTGCATCTATAACTTCGTCTGTTATTAGTACAAGTGATTGGAGTCATGTTATATGTCAAAAAACTGGAAGTAATTTAGAATTATTTACAAACACGGTAAAAAATAGTTCTGGGAGTTTTAATTTTATAAATACCCCTATTGATATATTAACTACATCGTCTGTTTATATTAATAATGACAATAACTTGTCAATTGGCGGATATCAAGTTGATAATTCCATAGGAGATTCTAAATATTTAAATGCTGATCTAGATGAAATTAGAATTTATAATAAATCATTAACACAAGATCAAGTAAATTCATTAGGTAATCGAACAGAAGTTTCAAAACAAATATTACAAACAAATCGTGTTGGTAATGTATTTGATAAATCTGGATTTTTTATAATTTCTAGTCCTAATTATCGATATAAAGACTTAATTAATTCAGATTATACTATAACATATAAAAGTACTGTTAGAAGATATGAACATTCTGTATTTTTAACAATAGATCAAGGCGATTTTAATGCAACTTTAAATCCAACTACTTTATTAGATGATAATATTAATATGAAATCATTTGCTACTAGTAGTTTATTTAATCCATATATAACTACTATAGGATTGTATAATGATAAAGGACAGTTGTTAATGATTGGTAAAACTGGTACTCCTATAAAAAATAGAAATGACATTGATTTAAACTTTCAATTGAAAATAGATTTAGATAAACCTCGAGGAATTTTATAATGTTAAAATTAAAAAATATATTAAATGAAATTTCAGAAGACGAAGCTACACGTTTATTAAGTAAAATTAAAAATAAAGAATTAACATTCCTAGGTAGTGGAGATAATGGAAAGGTATATTCTATTAATGGCGAAGATTTATTATTTAAGATTACAACTGAACCGGAAGAATTAGCAATTGCTGATGTTATTGTAGGAAGACCAAATGAATTTGATGCATTTATACCAGTATATTATTCTGACTCACAAAAACGTATGTATATAATGAATCGAGCTAGTGAATTACCTAATAATTTAAAATCAGAATTAGATAGATATTATGAAGATTATAAAGAATTTGCTAGAAGTCAAGGTTTAGAAACTAGTATATTTGATTATTTAAATACAGAAGCTTCTAGAAAATATAATCCTAGGATTATTACATTTTTACGAGCATTAGAACAACAAGTTAAAAAAACCGGAATAGGCGACATAGAATACTCGTTAGATTTCAGGCCTGAAAATATTATGTCTTGGAATGGTAATCTAGTTATGATAGACTGGTAAAGGAAAGTTATGAAGAATCATTGGCACTCTAATAATAAACAACGCCAAGCAGCGTATAAATATGGATATCGTTCTGGATTAGAACTAAAGGTTGCAGATCAAATTAAAGAAGCAAAATATCCTGTAAATTATGAAACTGAAACATTAAAATATATTGTTCCGCAAAAAAATTCAAAATATACACCAGATTTTATTTTTACTAAAAAAGATGGTAAAACGATGTATATTGAAACAAAAGGACGTTGGACTAGTACTGATAGACAAAAAATGAAAAATATATTAGCTTCAAATCCAGATATTGATTTAAGAATAATATTTCAAAATCCTAATCAAAAAATTTCAAAAGGATCTAAAACAACATATGAAGCATATGCTATGAAAATTGGTATCGTATATGTTGCAAAAAAAGATATACCATTAGAATGGTTAAATGAGTGTTGTAAAATAGATGAAACACAAAAAAAAATAAAAATTTTAAATGATTGGTTGGATAATTGAAAAATAATCATTATTTTCTTTATGTAAGTTAATAAAAGATGAAATCGTTTAATATAATGTATATTATTAAATGATGATTCGTTAGACCGATTATATTGTGTCTAACCTATATAATATAATAACCAATACTTTTGATCTTTCAGTAAATTTTATTATAATAAATTATATGAAGAACCTAAAATTACTTCAATTATTAGAATCTGTATTAGGTAAAGGTAAACAAACTTCTGGAAATAATATTGCATTTTTTTCACCATTTGTATCTCATTATAAACCTAAATTAGAAATTGACTTAAATACAACATCTGAAGGACAAAATGCATGGCATTGTTGGATATCTGATAAAAAAGGTAGATCTATACATTCGTTATTTAAACAGTTAAAATTATCAAAAGAAAAATTTGATAAACTTAGTCGTATAATAGAAGTAACTAAATATAGAAATAATTCTGTAGAAAAAATTGAATATTCATTAGAATTACCAACTGAATATCAACCATTATGGATAAAAAAGAATACTCCAGATTATCGTAATGCAATACATTATTTAAAAAATCGTGGAATAAATATATTTGATATTATACGATATAGAATAGGATATGCTGATGCTGGTCAATATTCTGGAAAAATAATAATTCCTAGTTATGATATAAATGGTCAATTGAATTATTTTGTTTCTCGAGCATATTATATAAATGATCCTCATAAACATAAAAATCCTCAAATATCAAAAGACATAATTGGTTTTGAAATGTTAATTAATTGGAATGAGCCAATTGTATTATGTGAAGGGGCCTTTGATGCTATTACAATTAAAAGAAACGCTATACCATTATTTGGAAAACTTATACAACCTACACTTCAAAAGAAAATTATACAAGAGCATGTAACTGATATATACATATGTTTAGATCCAGACGCTATAACAAATGCAATTAATATTGCAGAAAAATTTATGGCCGAAGGATTAAATGTTTATTTTATCGAATTAAATGACTTAGACCCTAATGAATTAGGATATAAAAAAATTACAGAACAAATTCAAGACACATATAAATTCTCTTTCGAACGAATGATGGAATTAAAAATGAATACATTATGGAAATAACCCAACTTAAAAGTAATATTAATAGTGTTGATAAAATATTTCATATTTCTGATATACATATTCGTACATTAAAACGACATAAAGAATATCAAGAAGTATTTGATACATTATTTTTACATATTGCTCAACATGCAACCGACTCAAGTATTTGTGTAATAACTGGAGATATAGTACATTCAAAATTAGATATGTCTCCAGAATTAATTAATATGTTAACAAAGTTTTTTAATGGATTTCATATACCTACAATTGTTATATTAGGTAATCATGATATGAATTTAAATAATTTATATAGATTAGATGCAATATCTCCAATACTAGATGTTATTAATAATGATAATATTCATTTTATTAAAGAAAATGGATTGTTTAGTTTTGCAAATGTTGTATTTAATCATATGGCAGTAGATGTTGCTCCAAAAGATTATATTCAAGCAAAAGACTTTGATGCTCATTACAAAATAGCTTTACATCACGGAGCTGTACATAATGCTAAAACTGATATAGGATTTCAAATTTCAAATGAACATGTTACTACTGATTTATTTGAAGGACATGACTTAACATTACTAGGCGATATACATAAGCCTGCACAGTTTTTAAACAACGAAAAAACTATTGGATATCCTGGATCACTAATACAACAAAACCACGGAGAAGCACTTGATCATGGCATATTAGTATGGGATCTTCCAGATCGTACATCAGAATTCATAGAAATACAAAATGATTATGGATATGTTACTTTTGAAGTAGA